CATACACTTAAAGAAAAATCAGCAACATTTGGAGTAACTATTGGGGATAATGTATTCATTGGAGCAAATACAGTTGTAGTAAGAGGTTCATGGAGAGATACTGTCATAGGAGATGGTTGTAAAATAGCAAATAGTTGTACGATAGGACATAATGTAATACTAGGGAAGAATGTTTTAATCGGGCCCGGTGTTATTATTTGTGGTAGTTGTAACATAGGAGATAATGTAAACATATGGTCGAATGCAGTAATATCAAATCATGTTACAGTACCAGCAGGAGTATCAATTAATGGACTTAGATTAGTTTTAAGGAGTGATTTTTATGAGCAGAATCCTTGATTACGAAGTAATTGGCAATTCCTTAATACATCATTCAGCAAGGATAGGGAATAATTTTGCAATAGGAGCATTTTGTATCATAGAGAAAGATGTTATCATAGGAGATGATGTTAGAATGAAAAGTTATTGTGAAATACGTCAAGGTAGTTACATAGGAAATAATGTAAGATTTGGAAGTAGAATTACTTTAGCAGCCGATACAGTCATCAGTAATGATTGTGAGATAAAGTATGGTTGTGTATTTACAGATACGCCTAAGATTGGATTTGATGATAGACAGCCATGTGTTATTAAAGAGGGAGTTCAAATGGGAGCAAATGTTACAGTTATGCCCGGAGTCGAAATTGGACAACGTGCATTAATAGGAGCATGTTCACAAGTAAGACAAGATGTACCAGCAGATAAAGTAGCATATGGAAATCCAGCGAAGATATATGATAAAAAATCCTAAAAGATTAGCATTTATTCGACATCTACGAGAAAGCAGTTTTATAGAATCATTTTCACCAAGAGAAAGTGATGTAATACTTGGAAAGAATGTAAAAATTAAGAAAGGAGCAATAATTGGTACAGATGGATTCGGATATGAACCAGATGAGAAAGATATATTGATTAAGTTTCCGCATTATGGTAAAGTAAGAATAGAAGATAATTGTGACATTGGATCATGCTATATCGATAGAGGAAATTTAACAGATACCGTAATAGGAGAAGGAACTAAAATAGACAATATGGTGCATATAGGTCATAATGCAAAGATAGGAAAGAATTGTTTGATAGTTGCTGGTACAGTTATTGGAGGAGGATCTATAATTGGCGACAATACATTTATTGGAATGAATGTAAGTGTTATAGATCATGTCAATATTGGAAATAATTGTACGATTGGAGCAGGTTCAGTTGTTACAAGAGACATACCCTCTAATAGTAAAGCATATGGAGTACCAGCGAAGGTAAAATGAAAATATTATGTTTTGGTGCACATTCAGATGATGTAGAGATGGGTATGGGTGCAACTTTATCTAAATTACTTAGAGAAAAGCATGAAGTTAAAGTAGTAATTATGTCATCAGCAGCCAACAAAAAAGGTAATGAAGGAATAGAGAACGAATTTAACGATTCAATGAAAATCTATAATGTAGATGCCGTTTGTCACAAATTTGATACAGATAATTTTATGCACGACTATCATGCAATAAAGAATACAATTTATGCATATAGGGAGGCATTTAAGCCAGATAAGATATTTTGTCCCTCTAGAAATGCAATGCATACAGATCACAAAGTAGTTGCTCATGCATGTAAAGCAATATTCTTAGAACAGACTGTATTATCATACAAAGATATCAGAGGAGGTACAGAAGTATTAACAAGATGGTATGAAGAAGTTAGTGAATTAGATTTAGCAACTAAATTAAAAGCATTATCTTGTTATAGAACACAAATAGAAGTACAGAAAAGAACATATTTTGACTTTGATGCAATAAGATCAATATCAAGAACAGAAGGATTACAATGTGGTTGTCACTTAGCAGAAGCATTTGAAGTCATACGAGTGATTAATCATTGAAAATATTGCAAGTATGGGAATGGGCAGGGATTGCAAGCATCTATTCTAAATATTTTAGAGGATTAGGACACGATTGTGATGTACTTAAGTCAATGGATAAGTTTGGATTTTTAGGTTTTTATGAACAACCATTTTGGAAAGGAGATGTAAATACAGATGCATTAGATTTAGCAGAAAAGTATGATGTAGTACACATACATTCGAGAGTTACATTGCCAGCACAAATGAGAAAGAGGTATCCAGATAAAAAAATAATACATCACTATCATGGTTCAGAAGCAAGAGGAGGTGGAGGAAATATAGATTTAGTTGAACAAGCATGTGATCATGTGTTTGTATCAACAGCAGATTTAATACATTATGTTCCAAAAGCAGAATATTTACCAAACATAGTAGATAGAGATCATTTTAAAGAACAAGTATTAGGAAGTGGTATGGTAGCGATTGCAAATGATGGTAGTGCAGCACTTAGAACAAGAAGGATAACACAAAATTTAAAATTAGATTGTATGGTATTAGATAGAAACGAAGCAGTAATTCCATATAAGAATATGCCGACATTTTTAAAGAAATTTGATACCTATGTTGATATAAAATATCATGCAGGACAGATAGTTTATGAATTGAGTACAACAGCATTGCAAGCATTATCGATGGGACTTAATGTACTACAAGCAAATGGCAATATGATATATGATTTTCCTAAAAAGCATGATCCAAAAAGGATAATTGATAGACTATTAGAAGTGTATACTAAATGAAAATAGCAGTTGGATTAAATTTCTACCAATGCGTAGATGAACTTAAACGATTACTGCCAACCTTAGAGGGAGCAGATATGATTTATGCAATAGATGGACGACATGACACATATCATGCAGAGAATGAGTTAAGCAATGATGGTTCAAGAGAATATTTAAAATCATTTGGTAAAGTAAAATTATTTGATATGGGAGCAAAGAAGCAAGTAGAAAAGAGATCCAGATACTTTATTGAAGCAGGCAAAGATAATATGGATTGGCTAATTGTTATGGATAGTGATTTATGGTTCATAGGTTCATGGACAATGCTTAGAAAGAATTTAAAAATTATGTTAGACGAACACCCAAGTGCAGTAAGATTGTGGATGCCACATTTTAGAGAGATGCCAGAAGTACCGTATATTGTGACACAAGCAGCAAGATTATTTCGTTATCCGATGTTTTGGAGATATTATATCAGACATAGCAACTTAACATTATGTGGAGTGACTAGAAAGCCAAGTAGAGGAGATGACTATATTGTATTTGGATTATGTTCTAGAACGAATAAAGAATTGAGAAAGCCATTTAGAGCACAAGAGGGTAGAGACTCTAAAATACGCAATAATAGGAATGAATCTACCTTAGCGAAGGCAACAGGATATCCACGCCTTTAGCAACGTTTATTAAAATTTAAGCACATTTTGAATATGTGAGTAAACAAATATTCTATTTCACTAAATCGGTAACGAAAAGCATCACAGTTGTAGATACCAAGAAAAGACTGTTTGAAGGAATTGTTACAGTTGAGATGGTAGATAAGCAAGGTGAAATTACCATACGAGATGAATTATTGAAAACGTTTCCAATATGGATGGATAGAGATGCTCCAATTATTGATACACATAGTAATAGAAAAGTTGGAAAGGGACTTAACTATGCACCAGTAGACGTTATAGATCCAAAGACAAAGAAAAAGTATTTTGGAATTAAAATATTAGCAAAGATACATGCAGATAATCAATTAGATGATGAAATTTGGAAGAATATTGTTACAGGAGAGTACAGAGGATTCTCATTCGGTGGAGCAACAAGGGGAGATAGAACACCAGTAGAGCAAGCAGATGGTTCAATAGCATATAGTTTGAAAGATTTAGAAATGTATGAAATATCAGTTTGTAAAGAACCAGCAGTACCTCTAGCATTAATTACTGACTTTAATCAATTAGCCAAATCAATGAAGGCAGAAAATATGTGTGGAATGCAATATGATGAGTTAGAAGATGGTAAAATTAGAGTAAAATGTGATGGTTTGAAATGTTATGTTGTTAGAGATGAATCAGATGAAGTATTGAAATCATGGAATAGAGAACCTATTGAAGTAGTAAACTTAGGCACGGAATCAGAAAGGCTTAAGAGTAGTCAAGCAGAAAAAAATGATAAGGACATGACTAAAGAAGAATTAAAACAAGACGAAAAAGAAGAAGATAAGAAAGACGAAGAAAAGAAAAACGATGACGACAAAAAAGACGAAAAAGAAGAGGAAAAGAAAACTACTTCCATCAAACAAGATGACGACAAAAAAGACGAAGATAAGAAAGAAGATGCTGATAAATCTATTAGTACCTTAGCCGATTTAGTTGGCACTCTAGTTAAGACAATATCTGACGAGAGAAAGACAACTACAAAACGCTTTGATAAACTAGCAGAACAAATTAAAGCATTGGAAACTCCTGCACCAGCCGAAGAGCATGGTCACAATACTCCTGTTAAATTAAACAATGAGTATAATGATGAGCCCGGTACTGATACTAGAGCAAGCGAAGATCCAAAAGATCCAGCCGACAAAGAATCAGAAGATGGTACAGTTGAGTTCGAGGAAAAACATGAGAAAGTACAACCTGTTATTAAATCAGTTAAGACACCACGACCTAATACTGGCAACGAGTGGATTAACAAAAACAGAGATTATAATCCAGTTTTGAAACGAGCAAGAGAACTTGGCCCTGAAAGAATGGATCAACTTATCAACGAAATTAGAGAAGGCATGTATGGAAAAGTAAGTTCTAATCCAGAAGGATACCCGGTGTTTTAAAATGGTAGGAATAGTTAAGACAATAGAAGAACTAGAACTATTGCACTATGGACAAAGTTTAAACTATCTGCAAAAAGCAGATGCAAACATGTTGACGACCACAGGTGGTGTGTTTAACACTATTTTTGGTGCATACGCATGGGCACAGTTAAACCTTGAAGCAAATGCATTTAGTATTCTACCAAAGTACGTATGGGATAAGTCAGGTTTCAGAATTATCACAGCAAAGACAGTATTGACTACGGTAAATAGTAATACAGTTCTAGGTGGTACTGCTGAAAGTGGACTAATCGCAGAGACAGCAAAACCAACAGTCGAAGAAATTTCAGTGAAACCAAAAATCGCTCAATTACCGTTTGGTGCTTCAACCGTTCATGAATGGTTAGCAAACAACAGTAAGGACGACATATGGGGATCATTGAGTTCATTGAGAACATACCAAGCAGTACAGCATAAAGAATTTTTGAACCAAATGTTACTAGCAGATGTGGAAGCAGTTGCAGGTAATACGACAGGTGCTTTTGCAGGTACACAAGATTGGGAAACACTCGATAGAATAATTTCATCTGACGCAGAGGAAGATGCTCTCGGAGGCACAAATACAGGATTCTATAATCCTTGGTCTGGTACATCAACGACACAAATTGATCGTGATGCAGCAACCAAGTATGATAGTGTAGTTACAAGTGCATCTGGTACAATAGGAACAAATGGTAACTTGTCTAAGTCATTAATCATAGAATGGTTAAGAGACATTAGAATATTAGGTGGAAAAGATCCTAATGTACTGTTAGGTTCTCATGAGGTTTATGGAGAAATCCAAGAAATCTTTGAACCAGCAACAAGATATCCAATGGGTACAGCAGTAGTCGAAGTTGACGTTAACGGAATCAAGACATTTTCTGGACATGGAGTAGGATTGCACGTATCAAGTGTTTATGGCATTCCATTTATCCCAACGAAAGATGCACCTAGCGACAGTGGTGATGCTAACGAAGTTGGCAGACTATTTGGCTTAGATACATCTGACACAGATGGATTTGGATACCCAAGACTCGGAATACAAATTGCAGTTCCAACGACATACCATGAAGCAACGAGAAATACACAAGGTTGGCCTTTCACGACTGGTGAATTTACCGAAAAGGGAGTTTACTGGACTATGGGCGAAACAATTTGTCGTAGATTCAATGGTAACGGAAAAATACGAGACATACAGTTGTAGGTGAAATGAAATGGCTCTAACAATAACCAGTAATGAATGGGAAAGAACCGTTGGTGTTGGACATAATCTATCAATACAAGCAGCATTGAATGCTAGAAAATTGAAGATGTACAAGATCAAAGTTACATTTGGAGCATCAGACAACTATGTTACTAATGGAGTAGCAGCCGATCTTAAAAAGAGAGGAGCAAAATCAATAGTCGCAGCAATCTGTACAAGTACGACTATCGGTGTCATAGTAAATTATGATGTCGTGAATGAAAAAATTCAGATGTTTGGTACAGATCCAGCAGCAGGTGGCGGTGCTATTACAGCATTGCCAGAAGTAGTTAATGCTGATACCTCAACGCAAAGTGCCGTATTCGATTTTCTTGTATTCGCACAATAAATAAGAATAGTGTAGAACTATAACCCCTATTTTTTTAGAATAAGTTAAATAAAGGCTAGGCATAGTGATATTCGATGACAGCAAACGGTAGAAATACAGCAAATGTCGGTTCAGGCGATGTAGAAATTTCTGGAAGAGGTGGAGTCTTAATTGGAGTTGCAGTTTTAATTACAAATGCAGCCGGAGTTTTAGAATTAAGAGAAGTTAATGTAACTGGAAGAGTATTAGCAACTATTCAAGCAGATGTAGGTGGATTTTTTATTCCAATGAATGTAACTTTTAAGACAGCATTATTTGCAGATATCGCAGGAACTACCGCTAGATATATAGTAGTTTATGATTAAGTTATATCATGGCAACTGAATACTGCACAGCACAACAAGTAGCGACATTTTTAAAACTGACAGATAATACAGGTTCAATAATAACACCTGATAGTACAACTGATCCGACTTTAGTAGCATTAGAGGACAATATTAAAAGATCAGAGGAAGAAATAGACGATAGAACAAAACACGCATGGAGAGTAAAGACAATTACTAAAGAGCCACATGATATAATTCAAGTATACGAATACGGCAGAGGACTACCAATACATTTGTTCCATAGAAATATTAGAACAATATCAGGTGCAGCAGGAGATAAAATTGAAATGTGGGATGGATCAAAATATGCAGATTTAACAGCACAAGAGGGAGAAACATTTGTACAGCATGAAGAAATGGGAATAGTTTATTTGAAAGGATTTGTATTTTCAATATTTAGAGACAATAGAATGAGAATTACATATCGATATGGAGGGGAGCAAGGGGATCAATCATTAACGCCAACCGTTCCAAGAGATATAGAAGAATGTTGTCTTAAATTAACAGCAGTAAGACTATTAGAAAGTTCATTCGCAATGAATAATATACAATTTGGGCAAGATAGAGGAATGAGGACAGCAGAAGTTGTAGATAGATGGCGAAAGGATATAGATGACATCATACAAAGACATGCAGAGATAATTCACATTGAGTTCTAGTAATAGTGTAGAAGCAGAGAGGATAAAACAAGCAATAGTAGATAAGGTTGCTGAAAAATTGGTAGAGAATCTTAAAAAAGCATTAAGAGATCGTGATAAAATATTTACAGGCAAAGCAGAGAAGAGTATTAAATATTATAAAGATGACAAGTCAGTTGGATCAGAATTAGATTATGTTGCAAATATAGAATATGGAAGAAGGGCAGGTACTCATGTACCAATTAAACCATTAATAGAATGGGTAACTAAAAAAATGGGAGTTCCAGAAAGTGAAGCATATAAGATTGCAAAGAGCGTAGAAAGGAAGATATTTGAGAAAGGCATACCAATGACGAGGTTTGCAAAAACGACAGTTGAAGAGATGGTATTTAGATGAGTTTTAATCAAGGAAGTAAATTAAAGGATTTCATATCAGACATAGTTACTATGATAAATGATGCAGCCGAATGGACAGGTGGTAGTGGTTCAGACTTATTTGGAGATAAACCTAGAATTAGTAGAAAGACTGAAAGAAAAGTAACAGGATTTCTTAAAACAAAACAAGAGGATATTATTGTATATGCAGATTCGGAACAGATAAAGCCATTTGGTTTAGGAATTGGAGTACAACCAATAGGGACGCATGGTAATTTTTACAGTACTTCATCGGCAACGATTGAAATTACTACTAATATTAGTGAAGAAAGATTTGATCAATTAGTAAGTGCAGTTAAATCGACTTTAACGGAACCACAAAACATTAGAAGAGCAGGATACGTTCAAATCCTATTGAGAGGATTTAAGAATCTAAGTGGGGAGTTTAGAGAAGGATGGTCAGGGATATTTGACATAACTGGCGAATCATTAGACCAACAATACACAGTTGGTTAAAGCAAGTTTTATATGCTCGGCATCAATAAGTAAGATTGAATCATGGTTAGAACAGGTGCTAGTGCATATTCTCAATATGAACTGGAAGCAACATTTGGAACAGATCCAGCAGGAGGTCGTGCAAGAGTTTTTGGATTGGAAGAAAAAATATCTGGATGGGCTAGACTTACAAATCAAATAATGTTAAGTAAGTTTAATCAAATAACAGTAGATCAATTTGCATATGGACAAAATGCAGGAAGATATACAGTAGATTTTGTTTTAAGTAATCCGTGGTGGTTGGATTTAATTTTTGGAGTAGTCAATGCAGGGGCAGGGCCATTTACACATACATATACGCCAAATAGTGCAATGCCTTCATTTGTACATGAAATTGGAATGGGATTAGAGACAAATAATCAAGTTAGAACAATACTAGGAGCAGGACTTAATTCAATTACTATAAGAAGTTCAATGAACGAATTAGCAAGATGTAGTGCAGAGATAATATATGGTAAAGAAGCAGCCGTTGCTACTTCATTAGATACTACACCAAGTTCAGATGATATTAATTTCCCATATACATTTGTACACGGTACAATAGAAAAGCCCAATTCAACAGTATTAGCAGAAGTACAAAGTGTAGAATTGACACTTAATCAAAATTCAGAATTGCTCTATGGACATGGTAGTTCAGATCCAGTAGCAATCTTTAAACGAAGATTGGATATGTCTGGAAGAGTAAACTTATCAATGGTAGATAATATTAATTTAGCAGATGTAACAGGAAGAGCAGAGGTAGCAACAATGAGATTGAAATTTGATAATGGTTTGACAGGAACAGCAGAAAGATCGATTGACTTTGCATTGATTGGAATAGGATTTGGAGAACATGGACTTGGAGGAGTAGAACCAAACGAACCAATTTATGAAGATTTGAATTACGTAGCAAGAGATATAGCAGCAGTAGCAACAAACAATACAAGTGTACCGATATAGATAATACTGTTTATATTATAGTAAATTTATCACTAGGCAATGAAAATCGTTAAAGTTCCGTACAAGGGAGCACAAGTTGACATTAAACTTAATGATGATATCACATTAGGAGATTTAGATGATATCGTAAGTAAAAATGTCAAGACAGATAGAATAATGCAAGGCGATATTAAAATCGATTTAGTTAATTATCGATACCAATTAGCATTGACTGTTATAGATGAAGCACCGTGGAAAGTACATGACTTACAAGCGTTGAAAAATTTACCATTAAAGACAGGTAGAGCCGTTGTTAAGGAGGCAGCGAAATTATTCCCTTTAAAAGACTCCTTGCTGGATTGGGCATCGACATTCAGTGGGGAGATGACACCGGAACAGAAGGCTTTGATGTCGCAAACGATCAACGATTTGCTCTAGTAGATAAAATATTTCTATTATGTGCTGTTCATTTTGGATGGGACTATGAACAGACAAAAAGGCAACCGCTAAGTTATATAATGCGATTGATAAATACATTCCTAGAGGAAAGTAAAGAAAATGAGTACAAGTCCCGATCTAACACTAAAAATTAAACTAGACGATAGAGATTTAGACGCTGCTATAAAGAAATTACAAAATTCAGTTAAACAGATAGAGATACAATTAGGTGGTAAACTTGGAGGTGGAGGAGGAGCAGGTGGTAGTCAAGAAGAGAAGAGTCAAAAAGCAAAGACTGGCAACTATATGACAGAAACTCTAAAGAGTTTTAAACAAATGGGAGAAAAATTAAAAGAGGTTAGTAAAAGTAGTTTAGCATTAGTTGGAATAGGAACAGGCATAGGAGCATTAGTTGCTATGATGACAGAAGCAAGTCCAATTCTACAAGCAATGTTGAAATTAATTAGTACAAGCGTTCTATTAATATTAAGACCGATAGGTGACTTTATTGGATTCATTTTAAGACCAATTATAATGTTATTCATGACAAAGATAGCATTACCATTTATGTTAGCAATGATGCCATTGGCAAAGAAGTATGGAGATAAATTAGGACAATTATTAGTAGAGTTTTTCCAAGATCCCGGTGCTACATTGACAAAGATATGGGAAAAAGGAATACCATTCTTATCTAGAATGTTTGCAGATGTGATGAAGTCCCTAGGAGTAACTGGAATACCGCAATTAATTTCTAGTGTATTAGTTGGGTTAGTAACAGACTTAATAATTAATCCAGCAAAAGAGGCATGGAAAGCAATATCTAACTTCTTTAATGATTTAGTAATAGAACCATTGCAACAAGCATGGGCTGGTTTAGTAGCATTTTTCGACAATGTAGGTAAAGCAGTAGATGGTGTTATAGAAAGCATGAAGAAATCATGGGAAAACGTTGTAGGGTTTTTCGCATTCATAGCAGAAGGAGTAAGTGGTACATTAATGCAAGGATGGACAAATCTATTGACATGGGGCAATATGGTTTGGGCAGGAGTAAATAGTGTTTTATTCAAATCATGGAATAGTTTGATTAGTTGGATAGCATTTGTATCAAGTACAGCAAGTGGAATATTGACATCAGCATGGGAAGAGTTTGCTGCATTTTTTGAAAAGGTTAGATCGACTATTGTTGGAGTAGTATCAGTAGCATGGAATGCATTAGTGACTGTATTTACATATATTAGAGATACGATACCAAATTTCAAAATGATATGGGATAATATTATTAGTACATTAAATTCGATTTGGGCAAGAATAAAATCAGCAATTAGTGCAATTACAGGTGGTGGAGGTGGCGGTGGCGGAGGTGGAGGAGCACCAGTACAACAAGTTAGTCCGTTTCAACATCAACAAGCAATAGGTGGTTTAATTACAGAGCCAGTATTAGGTTTAGGATTAAATTCTGGTCATCAATATACATTTGGAGAGAGTGGGCCTGAACGAGTAACGCCAATAGGAGCAGGAGGTAGATCAGATGTAGCAGGAGGTATTTCAATTACGGTACAAGTAGGAAGTATAATGAATCAAAACGATATGGATGCAATGATACAAAAAATGATGTTTGCATTACAAAGGGAGCAATCTAGAAGAGGCTTG